TTACTTACTGAGTAAGAAATGAAGGTTAACTCTAATATATTTTAAAAACTGCTGCTCCGTTTTAACATGTAATTTTCGCATAATGCTCCGGCGGAGTGACTTTGTCTGCTCTTCAGAAAGTGAAAGTAAAGCGGCCGTTTCGCTTAAATGATAACCGCTGGCGATCAGTTTTAACAGGTGACGTTCTGTTACTGAAAAATGACGAGTCGTGCAGTAGTGGCAAATGCCAGAAGGGACGCTATGTCGAAGCGCTCGCTTATGTAAGATCAATATCATTTTCCGGGTAATTTCTTCAACATCATCTTCCCGATAAATATGCGGCAGCATATACAGACATGGTCTGAACATGAGCTTTTCTTTATCGCATTTATTACAAATAATCACCCGTAGCTGATGTTGGGTATGCATAGGTATCTGATAACAGCCTGCGCTGAACCAATCATCATCCAGGGCCAGGAAAGCGATATCGGCATTATCTATCTCTTCTGGCGGCAGAAAGTCAATTTTCTGCTGCCATTGATTCGCCAGACGCGTCATGATGATTTTCAAACCATGCTCAAAGTGACTGTTTTGTTCCTTAATAGCGATACTCAGCATGAAAAATATCCTACACGGCAGGTGAATCATGGTGAAATATTAAAGAAACTGATTGATTATCTAAATACTGGCGGCCTTAATTCCCACTTTATGCGTGCTGAGATGTGTCCAGGCGATTTCCTGGAACCTGGCATTGCGCCAGAAAAGACGATATTCGTACACTTAGTCAGCAACCAGAACAAAAGCCATTGACTCAGGAGTACCTGACCGTATAATTCTCGCGTTTCGTCTACACGAAGTCTTCACTTCACAAGGCGCCCTTAGCTCAGTTGGATAGAGCAACGGCCTTCTAAGCCGTGGGTCGCAGGTTCGAATCCTGCAGGGCGCACCATTATATATCAACTGGTTACGCCTCTTTAATTCCCTCCTTATTTTCCATATGGGACATATTTGTGACATCATCACTGAAAATCGAGTCAATTTGCTTCGCGTGTTCCGTTAAATGATTCGGCGCAAGGTGAGCATATCGGCGCACCATATCGATGCTCTCCCATCCTCCCATTTCCTGCAGAACAGAAAGCGGCACTCCGGACTGAATTAGCCAACTGGCCCACGTGTGCCTCAGATCGTGGAAACGGAAATCCTCAATTCCAGCCCGGCGGCAAGCTGCATTCCATGCTCGCTGGTCATCGACGCGCATCTTTCTGATAGTCGGAGTCTTTGAGCCATCGGGCCGGATGCCTTCTTTCGTATGCACGAACACCCATTTATGATGCTTACCAATCTGGTCACGCAATACCTTACAGGCAGTGTCATTTAGCGCTACGCCAATAGCGCGGTTTGACTTGCTGTCTTCAGGGTTCACCCAGGCAACACGACGTTGCATGTCAATCTGTTGCCATTCCATATTGATGATGTTAGACCGCCTAAGTCCTGTTGCCAGCGCAAATTTAACAACAGATTTCAACGGTTCAGGGCATTCATCAATCAGGCGTTTTGCCTCTTCTTTCTCCAGCCATCTGACGCGTTTGTTTCTGACGGCTGGAACCTTGATTACAGGCGCTTTCTCCAGCCATTTCCAGTCACGTTCTGCTGCACGCAGAATAGCCTTCATTAATGCCAGGTGTTTGGCCTTAGTGGAGGTTGTGACCGGTTTAGCTGAATAGATTGGTGCAGGTTCTCCATTCTTCTGCGCCGCGGCAGCTTTGATTTTCCATATCTCAAGCTGTTTGCGGTTGCTCATCTTGTTTACTGCTAAGTAAATCTTTTGCTCGGTTACATCCTTTAACCGTACTCCCTCAAAATGCGCCAGCCAGAAAGCCATACGGCTACGGTCATCTTTCAGTGATTTCTTCTCCGCTTTTTCCTCAAGCCAGCGCATGCAGGCATCATCAAACGTTACATCAGGGAAATCACCAAGCCTGTCTACTCGCCACAATTCAGCTTTGCGCTTGTCATGTAGCTCAGTAGCGAGCCGCTTGTCGGAAGTCCCAAGGCTTTCCTTAATTCGCTTCCCGCCCGGTGTCGAGTAGGACGCGTACCATATTTCACCTCTGCGGAAGATAGACATTTTCTTTCCTCTTTTATGTCATCACCCGCGCTCACCTTAACAGTATGCAGCGGAGATTGAAGCGCCGCAATGCAGGCTTGTCGTGTGGTGAGGTAAGGAGATTTCGGTTTGGTGGGGTCTTTGCGTGTTGCCTGAAGGCGGCCTGTGCGAATCCAGTTTGTGGCGGTAGGTCTGGATATCTTGAGAAATGCACAGGCCTCATCGAGTGTGAGGCTGTGTGATTCCATGGTTACTCCTGCTCAGAAAGAAGCTCATTTATCCATTTATATGTTTTTGGTGCTCGCTTATCTGGCCTCTTAAGCTCAAGCTTAAGCAGAGCAATAAGTGAATCCCACTCACGTAAAATCGGAGAAAACCGCTTTACCTTTTTCGCTATGAGCGGAAAGCTATCTTTAATTTCAGGTATTTCATCTACGAGCATCATGCATCTTCGCAAATCGGCAGGGTCTCTTGGTGCGTCAAACCGTCCGTGGTAGAAGTTCTTTTCCAGCCCAAGAGCAATAGAAGCCATAGTTGCACTACTTATGCCAACATGGCCATTCGATTGCTATTTCAAAACCTTCATAGCTAAATCTGACATTTATCATCTCCATAAAACAAAACTCGCCGTAGCGAGTTAAGATAAAAGAAATCCCCGCGAGTGCGAGGATTGTTATTCATTGCCGATATTCACCTTTATCGCGAACACCTTTACCGGTTTATCGCCGAAGTGGGGATGTGTGATTGTCTTGATTTCATATCCGTCATACGTAATATCAATTCTGCGGCTGGAATCGTCGCGCTTCGGATATCCCTTCGTGATAATCAGGCGGTCATACTCCCGGAACATAATTCGCTTATTCCAGTAGTCATTACACAAGCGATACTCTTCCGTTTTCTCTCCGCGAATCATGGCGTCGAAGTATTCACCTTTGACGGCAAGTTGCAGGTTAGCCACGGTTAACCTCCTGCTGCGGTGCTGCTGGCATTTCACGCCAGTGCGTAACTGAGTACGGATCCGGATATTCGGTGCCATCATTCCAGCGATTGCCATTCCACATTGCAGACCACATCTCACCGTCTTCATACATGACAATTACCGGAATTAACTTATCCGGCATTCGCTCACTACAGCTTATCCAACTATCCGGAATTACCGGATAGTTGCCAGCCAGTCTACGCAAAACAGCCTTAACAGCCTCAATACGGTCATCATCGCAACTTTCCAGCGTATCTATGCGATCGAGCATGATGATGGCGTTATCAATATCAGGATTGCCGGTCCACTCATTACCGCGATTGGATTCGGCAGCCTGGTTGCCAGATGCTGGTTGATTGTCGGCTTGGCTATAGCTAACAGCACGGCAGGCATCCTCTACGCCTTTAACTGCATCTGCGCAGTAGTTATAGCGATTGCATTCCACTAACTTCTGCTTGAGATTTTCAATTGCTTGTGCGACATCAGCCTGCAATTCCGGAACTGGCGGAGTGGCATATAACGGCACCCACTTTGGTGCTTTATCCCCGATCGAACGCTGATACCAGTCACCCGGTTTGTATTCATAAAACTCACCAACAGGCTCTGCTTCCAGCGATGCCAGTGCGATACGCGCCGGTTCACGCAGGTTTTCGCTATACGGTGACGTGTTATCACGACTGATTACGTGGTTAGCCGTATCAATTAAAATCTGTTTTTGCTGTTCTCTGGTAATAGTGGTCATTGATAGCCTCTACTTATATTTTGGGGTTCGGTCACACATAAGGAATCCGGTCACGTATGAGTAAGCACAATCCCACTTATCCCCCTTCGTGATATCAACTCCTTCACTTAATCCACGGTTATAGCCAGCACTCTCACCGATGCAAATGCCACCAAAACCAAAAACAAGAGCGATAACAATGATGTAAAGTTGTCTCATGCCTTCTCCTGCTGACTAATAGCTTCGTGTTCTCTGCTGCTTTCCAACGTTGATGCAGCAAGACAGGCCTCTTTAAGCACCCAGTCAATAGCGTCTTTCCATGCACCAGTTTCGACAGGAGGGTTCTCACGCTTAACTTGCTCATAGAAATGCACAGCTCTAATCAGTCCATCAGGTAGCAGTGACGCTGGCGTGGTGTTATATGCAGACATGCACTGCGTAAACCCGGATTGGTCATCTGTCTGCCCATAGCTGAACCCGGCTTTCAGGCCGTCACGGAATGCGCTATCATGCAACCTGTCGGCAGTTTCAAGTTTTGCCTCCAGTTCTGCTATGCGCTTACTTCCATCAGCAATAACGCCCTCGTAATACTCACGCTGTTCAGCAATACGCTTCTCTGCAGCTTCCAGTTACTCCCGCGCCTGTCGCATATCATCACGCAACGCCAGCGTTACGGCCTCTATTGCGTCCTTTTCCCGCTGGAGTTGAAGATTCTCATCCAGCAGTGCCAGCGTGGTTGCCGGGTTGACCATGGCAACAAAGTCCCTGACTGGCTTATGATCAATCTCCGCTATAGGTTGATACGATGTGATGCCGCATTGCTTTATGTAACTACCGCTGCGAATGACATAGAAGTCGCCATTTATTTTCTTAGCCTGCCACTTATCTTTCCCTGCCTTCTCCGCCGCTTCACGCAGCGCCTGTTTGTTTAGTGCTGTCATTGGGCTGCCTCCTCGAATAAAACCTCTCCCTCAATGCCACCAATCTGATAAAGGATCGAACCATCTTCACGATATTCCACAGGGGTTGCGCTCCATTCTTTTTCGTTAGGATCGTTATCATCACCAAACATCACAAAACCACCGTCAACCATGCAGGCTTCGTAAATCTCGCCCTCAGTCCACCATCCTTCTGTATCTTTGAGGCATTTGATAAAAAATGGGTTGCTCATGACTGCACTCCTTTGCGAATTTGGTCCGCCCATTCTTCTATCGCCTTCTCCGCGTATTCACCTGACAAACCGTTATCCGCTGGCGGTGGGTCATTGGCTAAATCCTCTTTTGCCGACAAAATCATGCGTGTCACGTCGAGAACTTCTGATACAGGTTTATCGAGGAATCCGTGATTGAATGCGGCAGCGAGGCGGCTGGCGGCATAGTTGATGCCCTCGTTACGAGCACTAGCCCGCACCTCAGCCAGAAAGGCGTCTGTCGCCGGGGTCTCAGTGAAATCGTCTACCCACGTATCGCCAACGTCCTCGCACTCGCGACGACAATATTCGTTGAATTCGACCTCTGATTTTTTCAGAGCCGCATTCTCCGAAGCCAGCGCCGAAAACTTCTCGTGTGCCAACTTAACAACTGCATCAGCCTGCTTAAGTGACTCCATTGCTTTATCGTTATCCGCCGCCAACGCCGCGTATTTATCCTCAAGCTCCGCATAATCACTATGACGCACCATGTCAGTACAGAATGATTCTCCTGTTATTGGTGGTGATAACTGGTCACTGACAATCGTGTATATTTTCACTTCTTTCATTTCTTCCCACTCCGCAACATTGCATTCAGATATTTGTTTTCATTCACTGATGGAAAACTCTTTCTCGCCAGCATTTCTTCGCGTGGAATATCGTTAATGGGCTTGAAGCGGTGTCGAATAATCATTTCCGATGGAAGGATTCCGGGGTCGTAGGACAAACCTCTCATGATGAATTCCTCAGTTATTGCTGGTAGCGCCGTAACGCGAACGGTAATTTTTAAGGCGCGGGTCTATTTCAATGAATTGGGTGTAAGTGGCTTTGCGGAATGGCCGGATGGATGTCTGGTAAATTCGCTCGCGTTCTTCTTTCTCTGCAAGCCATATACAGTGGCGAAATTCCTTTTCCTCTTTCGTTTCCTGCGGTAGTGACATTATCAGGTCGTAGTTTTTTCTGAATTTATCCAGCACCTCCGAGATGGAATTGCCGGAACAGCGGCGCGGGTCATTCGCACCATACATAGGCGCTGGCATGTTTTCACCTGGTGATTATTTAGCTAACTTTTTCCAGATTGCTGAAACGTATTTGGCTTGGTGAATGGCATCATCAAGCGCGTTGTGTCGAGTTCCTTCGAATGGCATATCTCGTTTAGGGTCGAACCCAATTGCCTTTCCAAGCTCGACGATGGTTCGGACGTCGCGGTCATTCCACCACTGCCAGGGCGCTTGGTGCCCGGCCAGAGCATAACTATTTCGTAGAATCACACAGTCAAATGATGCGCCATTTCCCCAAACCTGAACGAATTTAGGGTTGGCGTGCTTTGCGATAAAGTCTGATAACCATGAAAGAGCCGTTGAAAGCTCTTGAGTGTCATTGGTTAGCGATTTTCTGGCATCTTCTCCCTGTTCCATCCACCATAAAATGGTTGAAGCATCAGGACGCGCCCGGTATCGCATTGATGACTCGAGCGAGATATTAACCGAGAAGTCTTCTCCTGTTTCTTCAGTTTTCAGATTAAAGAATACTGCCCCAATCGAAATAACGGGCGCGTATGGCCCGTTGCCCATTGTTTCAAGGTCAACCATTAAATGATTCATGTAAGTCCTTAAATTGCGTGAATAGCGTGACGAGGGAAGGGGAGAGTTACTGGTGCAAATGGTATATCATCATCAAAATCCATCGGTGGCTCGTTATGTTGTGTTGGTGATGGTTGCTGCTGTGGTTTCTGTGACTGCCTGTCGGCTGCTTGTTGTTTGCTGTCGCCAGTGCCTCCAAGCATTTGCATCACACCATTAATTCCAACATTAATCTCAGTGGTGTAGCGGTCTTGCCCTGTCTGGTCTTGCCACTTTCTGGTTCTCAGCATTCCCTCGAAATAAACCTGATCACCTTTTTTCACATACTGCCCTACGACTTCAGCAAGTTTCCCGACTACGGCAACACGATGCCATTCAGTCTGCTCCTTTTGTTCGCCAGTCTGTTTATCTCGCCACTGCTCTGATGTAGCGACTGTCAGGTTAGCGAACGCCGTCCCTGATGGTGAATAACGAACCTCCGGGTCTTGTCCGACCCGGCCTAAGATGATCACCTTATTTACGCCTCTACTAGCCATTTATGCCGCCTGTTTTAGTTCGTTAACTCTGATGTTCATTACCTGAACGCATTTTGTCTGCGCATCATCGTGACCAGCCAATAATTGCCAGTCATGCTGATATCTCTCAATTAGCTTTTGCTTGTCAGTTTCTGTTGCTGCATAATCGCTGAAGTCTTTCAGGATTTGTTCGCAGTCAACCGATGGAGATTTCTGGTTGGTATTTTCTGGTGATGGTTGATTGCATGATGCTGGCATGGCCCAGTCCGGCAGCGATGGAGGGAGCCAGTAAAATCCTGTTCCATCCTTCAGTTTGGCCCTGTGCCATCCTTGTTTCTTATCACTGGATATCTGCGCAAAACCTTCCTCAAGGTTATAGAGATACCGACCAATTCCCCACTGAACGGCAGCACGCTTCATTGCGCCAGAGCGACCGCCTTTGACGGCTTCTACCTGTGTGTTTTCAGCAGCATCCCATTTAGTTACCCATTCGGAATCAATCTTGATTGATATGCCGCATTCAACGCCACCGTTGTTGGGTATATCGCGGTATTCATTGCGCCATCCTGCTTTGCCGCAAACATCGTCCAGGCGTTTCATGATTGCCCTGTTCGTGACATAAGCCAGCGCCATAGCCCATACTTTGCCATCGCGTGTTTTACCACTTTGCTGTATTCGCCATTCGATATCTTCAGCTGCGAACGGCTCATCTAACTGATCCAGATTCATGAGTAATACCCTGCAAATTCATCCCAGCTAATAACCGGATTCTGCCGTTCTGCGGCTAAGTTAATTTGCTGCTCCACTTCTTCCTCAATTTCAGGAGAACTGAGAGCAATAAATTCTTCATCATCAAAATCATGCAACATGACGCGCCTCCCATTCTTCGTCCTGCCACTTATCCCAACCAAGAGCTATTCCGGCAGCCCATGTATACGCATCAGACATTCCCTGTTTTGTATCCGGAAATACTTTCTCATATAGCTTGTTGAACTCCCTGTTTCCTTGCTGAACAAGAATTGTTCCATTAACAGGAGTAATGGTCATGGCGTGGCACTCCTGGCTGATTAAGAATTTCACCGAGACGTTTCCATCCGGCCCGTAATTTTCTGGTGATACGCTCTAAAAGTGATTCATTAAGGTGTGCGATACCCATGACGGCACCGCCCGCGATAGCAAATGTCATCGTGGGATTCTCCATTTTTATTTATTGGCATAGCGAAAACGCCTCGATATGAAGCGCTATTGATATACTGGTAAAAAAGCCGCCCTGACTGCGAGCGGCAAATAACATCAAGGGATGATTTTTCGATTAACCAGAACGAGTCGTCGTCCTCGTTTGGTTACGAGCGATATTGCTCGCAATGCGGAATCACAGAATCCGCATTAAGTGCATCACTCACACTCTACAAACTCACCATCTTTATCCAGTTGATACCATGTATTCGGCATAATACCGTTCTCGCCAACCTTGCTTGCTCGAATATGAATTAACTCGCCATCTTCATCTCGATAGCAAAGCACAATAGCTCCGCCTTCAGATGCCCTGGCTTTTCCTTCTATTCCGAGTGATGCCGCTACGGATTGCGATCCAGACACTTCCGCTGCTGAACAGTCGCCAGTGTTGGTTGCTGCTGATCGGTCGCCAGTGTTGGTTGCTGCTGATCGGTTACCAGTGTTGGTTGCTGCTGACTGGTAGCCAGTGTTGGTTGCTGCTGACCGGTTGCCAGTGTTGGTTGCTGCTGACCGGTTGCCAGTGTTGGTTGCTGCTGACTGGTAGCCAGTGTTGGTTGCTGCTGACCGGTTGCCAGTGTTAGTTGCCGCTGACCAGCTGCCACACATGATCTGCTGCTCAAGAGACTTATCTATCTTGCTCCAAATCCATTCGATACCACGTTGAATGAACTGAGGAAGCGTTAACTCATCCTTAATTGTGATACTGGAACTGGCTATTTTAGTGTCACCTCCTTCTTCACTGTCTGTAATACCAAAAGATATTGTTTCCGCATAGCGGCTTTCTGCCGGCGGATAATAACTGAAAACATCGAAAGGACATTCACAGGCGTGAAATCCAGAACCGCAAGCCTCTACTTTTCCATCGTGATGGAAGGTTTCACCGATTGCAAACTGAAAGCCACGGCACTTTAGGTCTTTGTTAAATCCCTTGAATGTCACAATTTCTTTGGTCATGTTGTTATTCCTTAAATTTTGGCAATAAAAAAGGCCGCATTGCGACCTGATTAGATATTTGAAGTGAGATAAAAGAAGACCAACTATGTAGCCTTTAGTTTTTCCAGCTCTCTGGCAATCATTGCCGTGGTTCTGATTGCCCATTTATCGACAATCTTTCCATCTTCCCTAACAAGAGCCATTTCCTCAGGCTTCACCATGCATTCAGAATCAAGCTTGCAGCCTTTGCATTTCACAAAGCGGCTACACCATTGGTTGGTATCAATAGTCGTAGCCATATGCATATTCCTGGTATTGGTTCATCACGTCCTGTGGATGCTCATCGAATTCTTCAAATTCTTCTTCCATATCTCACCTCAAATAAGCGGCTTACTGCTCAGCTTCATGCGCTGAACGGCATGGATTTTATTCCCGAGCGGGTTAACGTCCCGGTAGTAAATGCGGTTCTTCTTAACCGCTGTTACTTCAACTTTCTTCTGACGCGTTCCGGCAAGCGAAATGGCTTTGGTAACGCGGTCAATTCTTTTGGCTTTAACTTCCTGAGAAGCATCAGGAGCATCGCAGCCAAAAATTGAATCGATGATATTGCAGATGGTGTCGCGCTCTATGGCTAGCTTTCTGCGCCGCGCATGACGGCGAGCTTTAGCATTGCCAGCGAAGGTTGACTTACCGTAGGTGATAACCGTCATGATTTTGTCCTCATGTGAAATGGCTTTGGTACTGGCGCCGGAACCTGTCTCAATTTCCGGATTTCAAGTGGCTTCTCAGTCCGGCCCGATCGGTACAGCTAGAGGCCTAAGCTCCACCACACGCCAGTCCAAACCCATCTCGTTTGGTATCTGCTCGCGCTTTGTCAGCGCATCATCGAAGTTAAAGAGCGTTGCCTTTCCGTTTGGCTACCAGCGTCCTGCTGATGGCTAAAATTTAAGACTTCTTAATTAAATGGTCAAGTGTATTTTTGAAGAAAACTTAAATATTTTATCGTTACTTAAGTTTTTATTTGATTTTTAAAGGAAAATGTAGTGTGAGGGGCGGGTGCCCCTTATGGAAGATTTGCGAGTTTTGCGTCAACAACTACGCCAATGATTTTGCAGTTTCCGTTGATTTCTATCATCGGATATTGTGGGTTTAATGGTTTTAAAAACTTTCGGCCTGCATCCATAACTAATTTTTTGAATGTGGCCTCGTTTTCACCTTCTAATTTTGCAACAACCAGCTTGCCGTTTCTTGGTTCGACTTCGGGATCAACCAGAATTATCATTCCTTCTGGAATGCTTAACCCTGCCGGTGCTGTCATAGAGTCACCTTGGACATCAAGCCAAAATGAATCTTCTGAACAATCTACAGTGGTGTCGTGCCAGTTCTCTATCGCGCGCTTGTGATAAGGTTCTACAGCTTCCATCCATTGCCCTGCGCTTACCCAACTGATAAGAGGGTATGATCCTCTTGGCTCATGCCTACTATGATAGGCAACGTTTGTCTGGCTTAAATCTCCTTTCAGCAAATAGTCAGGGGAGCACTGAAGAGCCTTCGAAAGTGCCAACAGGTTCTCCCCATTTGGCTCAGTCTCCGAGCGCTCCCATTGCGATATTGCAACATTAGACACTCCCACCATCTTACCAAGAGCGGCTTGTCTAATCTTGAGTTTTTTTCTTCGAGCGCGAATACGCTCACCCATCAATTGTGTATTCATAGTTAAGTCATCTTAAATAAACTTGACTAAAGATTCCTTTAGTAGATAATTTAAGTGTTCTTTAATTTCGGAGCGAGTCTATGTACAAGAAAGATGTTATCGACCACTTCGGAACCCAGCGTGCAGTAGCTAAGGCTTTAGGCATTAGCGATGCAGCGGTCTCTCAGTGGAAGGAAGTTATCCCAGAGAAAGACGCATACCGATTAGAGATCGTTACAGCTGGCGCCCTGAAGTACCAAGAAAACGCTTATCGCCAAGCGGCGTAAGCAAAACGCTCTTTACCAATCTGAACCGCCGACAACGCGGTAAACCTATTTCAAGGCGCATCAACGAATGCGCACAACTAACTATTAACTACAGGAATGTTCACATATGGAACTCACAAGCACTCGCAAGAAAGCCAACGCAATTACCAGCAGCATCCTGAACCGGATAGCTATTCGTGGTCAGCGGAAAGTCGCTGATGCGTTAGGCATTAACGAATCTCAAATTTCACGATGGAAAGGCGATTTCATTCCAAAGATGGGGATGTTATTGGCGGTTCTGGAGTGGGGTGTCGAGGATGAGGAGTTGGCAGAACTGGCAAAGAAAGTTGCGCATCTGCTGACAAAAGAAAAAGCCCCGAAGAACGGCGAATTCTTCGAGGCCTGATGTAGAAAGACTGGATCAATCCACAGGAGTAATTATGCCAAAACAACTCAGTCCTGACCAGGACAAATTACACAAAAACATACTACGTGATCGGTTCTTATCCAGCTTCAAACAGCCTGGTCGATTTCGGGCTGAGTTGGAGAAAGTGAAGCTAATACTGAAGAGGAAAGGTCATGAGTAACATATCCAATCTAGCCGAAGCCAGAGAGGCCAGAAGGCTCCAGAAGCCGCGTACAAATGGCGGTAAGGGGTTTGCCTTGATTCACCGCCAATTCATGGATAGCAAGCTATACAAGGATTCTCAGGCTGTGCATCTTTTCCTGCATCTGATACTGAAAGCCAATCACTCTCCGGCAGTCGTAAATACCGACATTGGTGAGATGTTGGTTGAGCGAGGACAGCTAATTACCGGACGGCCAAAACTGGTAAGTGAAACATTCATCCCGGATAACAAAGTAAAAAGTTTGCTTCGTTCTTTTGAAGGGAATGGAATGATTCGTATCGAGTCGAAAGGGAGAAAATTCAGCCTGATAACAGTGTTGAAATATGATGATTTTCAGGCTCCAAATTGTCCAACGGATGTCCAACGGATGTCCAACGCAAACACCAGTAATGACGCGGCTCACAGCAAATGTTGTCCAACGGATGTCCAACGATTGTCCATAAACAATAATATAAATAATATCTCTAATACTAACGTATTAGAGAGTACCGCAGCAGACGAAAATCCTGACAAGAAAAAATCGGCTCTCAGTTGTCAGGATGTTGTCGATGCTTACCACGAATTACTTCCTGAAGCTTCCAGGGTTCGCGCACTGAATGACAAACGTAAAAACCAGATCCGAACTTTCTGGCGAAAAGCCGGAGTGATAACACGCCAACTTGACGGGCATGGGTTCACGATGCAGGACTGGAGAAATTATTTGAGCTACGTAGGCGAAAATTGCCGATGGATGTTCGAAGAGCGCCCAAACCATCAACGCGGAACCGTCTGGCACAAAAAGGGATTTGATTTCCTGCTTAACGATAATACCTACCTGAAAGTTCGTGAGGGTGAACACGATGACCGATAATTTTTATGCGCCGCCCCATAGCATCGAGGCAGAGCAGGCGGTGATTGGCGGATTGCTTCTGGATGATGACAGCAGTGAGCGCGTCCAGAAAGTTCTGGCGATGCTGAAGCCTGATTCATTTTACAGCCGACCACACAAAATCATTTTCGAAGAAATAACCAGAATGCACCGGGAGCAAAAGCCAGTAGATGGCCTGACGCTTTTCGATGAACTGGAGCGCAAATCGTTAACGGCGTCTGTTGGCGGTTTTGCTTATATCGCTGAGATCGCAAAGAACACGCCAAGCGCAGCAAACATCGTTGCCTATGCAATGCAGGTTCGTGAAACCGCAATGGAACGCTACGCCATCAACCGCATGACTGAAGCGACGGAATTGCTCTATTCCCGCAACGGAATGACTGCAACGCAGAAGTACGAAGCTATTCAGGCGATTTTCACGCAACTGACAGACCATGCAAAAACCGGATCGCGTCGAGGCCTTCGCTCATTTGGTGAGGTCATGGAAGACTGGGTTAGCGACCTTGAGAAGCGATTTGACTCATCAGGCGAACAACGGGGAATGAGCACAGGGATCCCATCGCTGGACAGGATGCTGTCACCGAAAGGTCTGGTGAAAGGCTCTCTGTTTGTCATTGGCGCTCGCCCTAAGATGGGGAAAACGACGCTATACAGCCAGATGGCAATCAACTGCGCAGTGCATGAGAAAAAGGCTGCCCTGATGTTCAGCCTTGAAATGCCAGGTGACCAGATACTGGAAAAACTGGTAGGGCAGAAGTCAGGTGTTAACCCGAATATTTTTTACCTTCCGGCGACAAATGACGCTGATGACGGCTATCAGGGTGATTACGATGGTGACTTCAACAGGGCGATCGAAACAGCCAATCGCTTGAGTGAAATCGACCTGCTTTACATCGACGACACGCCGGGATTATCTCTGGCTCAAATCGTCAGCGAAAGCCGTCGAATCAAGCGAGAAAAGGGGGGTGTTGGCATGATTCTGGTCGATTACCTGACACTAATGACCGCTGAAAAGGCCGATCGTAACGACCTTGCTTACGGCATGATTACTAAGGGGCTGAAGAACCTTGCCAAAGAGCTTGATTGCGTTGTTGTGCTTCTGACGCAGCTTAACCGCGCACTGGAAAGCCGAACTAATAAACGCCCTTTACCAAGCGACTCCCGAGATACAGGGCAGATTGAACAGGATTGCGATTATTGGGTTGGTATCCATCGTGAAGGTGCTTTTGATGACAGCGTTCCGCCTGGTGAAACCGAACTAATCCTTCGTCTAAATCGCCATGGAAATACCGGCACGGTGTATTGCATTCAGGCAAATGGCGCTATTTATGACACAGACCAACAGTCTGCTGAAATGCGCCGCCGTGAACGCGAGGAACCGCAGTCCAAGAAGAAAGGAGGATTCTGATGACCATCTACATCACTGAGCTTGTAACAGGCCTGCTGGTAATCGCAGGCCTTTTTATTTGGGGGAGAGGGTAAATGAAGGATTTATTAGTAACGCTAAATGTCGGTTTAAGCCTTCTTGGTTACGCCTACATTATGTTCAAAACAGGCCAGTGGATTATTACAAATACACTTAAGCAGTGGGATAAGCGTAGAAAAGTGTCAGCAAAGCAGAAGGCGGTTGATGCGCTATATGAAGCATACGAACTGGATAAGGTAAGCGAAGGAGATACTGTAAAAGTGGCGACAAAAGAAGGTCTGGTAATCATGATTTGCAGACATGAAAAGACTAACACCCCAGCACGCTGATGGAGATGAATGATGAGTACGTTGTCTCAATTGATTAATGCCGATCTGGAAGAATCAGGTGCACGGCATTATCGCTACTGGAAAGCTTCAAGACTTCCGATTAGAGAGCGATACAAGCGCAGGCCTAAACCAAAGAGCAGGCCGCGAGACAGGGTGCTTAAGCGCCTCATGCAGATAAACATGTCGCAGTTTACTAATTTCACCTGGTTCAAGCGGTGATGGAGAGGAATATGGACGAATCAAGAAAGCAGTTTGAAGAGTGGTTTAAAAACAAATATCACGTTTCAAGTGACGTGATGAAGATTATGCATATCAAGGTCGAGATTGCATGGGAGGCGTGGCAGGCATCGCGAGCAGCTATTGAACTGGATATCGACTGGCCCGAATCGAATGACGACTTTTGGAGAGATGGTGAAGAAGGTGCTTATGCGATGGGTTATGAGGATGGGCGTGACAAAACGGTAATTGCAGTAATGAAAGCTATCAGAGCCGCTGGAATTAAAGAGAAGAATTTCGATGAAGCAAATATACATGCTTCGCAACGAAGCAATCAGAAATAACGCCATAGACGCAATACTATCACTACCCATCGACGACAAGTCACCCCACGAAGTCCACGTCAAAGAACCTAAGCGAACCAAAGCGCAGAACGACCGTATGTGGCCGATGCTTCAGGACGTTTCCCGTCAGGTGCTATGGCATGGTCAACGACTGTCTCCAGAAGACTGGAAAGACATCTTCACCGCGCTGTGGCTCAAGACTAAAAAGCTGGAGCAAAGAAGCGTACCCGGTATTGACGGCGGTGTTGTTCTTCTTGGGGTACGTACCAGCAAAATGAGGAAGGCCAGCATGACAGAGCTTATCGAAATCATGTTCTGGTTCGGATCAGAACGTAACGTGCGATGGAGTGATGATTCCCGGCGTGAGTATGAATGGTCACAACGAACAGGCAGGGCAGCATGAGACGACAGCGACGAAGTATCACCGACATCATCTGCGAAAACTGCAAATACCTGCCAACGAAACGCTCCAGAAATAAACCCAAGCCAATCCCCACAGAAAGTCAGGTAAAGACATTCGATTATGTCTATGGGTTGTTGCAGTCCAAATGGAACCGCATGAGGAAAACGCGATGATTGACCCCAATCGAAGTTATGAGCAAGAGAGCATAGCAAGGGCAATGTGCGCAGGATGTAACAAGCAACTGGCACCTGATGAAATTTACGCCTGTTCCGAATGTGTTAACGAATGGCTGGTATATCGCGATCCGAATGGAGATATGTCGAATGAGGAAGGTAAGGCGGCGTTGTAAGAACGAAGAGTGCAGGGAATGGTTCTTCCCGCAATTTCAGAACCAACAGTGGTGTTGTGTTGATTGTGGTACGAAGTTAGCACTCGAACGACGAAGCAAAGAACGCGAAAAAGCGGAAAAAGCAGCAGAGAAGAAACGACGACGAGAGGAGCAGAGACAGAAAGATAAACTGAAGATTCGAAAGCTCGCCTTAAAACCCCGCAGTTACTGGATTAAACAAGCCCAACAAGCCGTAAACGCCTTCATCAGAGAAAGAGACCGCGACTTACCATGTATCTCATGCGGAACGCTCACGTCTGCTCAGTGGGATGCCGGACATTACCGGACAACTGCTACGGCACCTCAACTCCGATTTGATGAACGCAATATTCACAAGCAATGCGTGGTGTGCAACCAGCATAAAAGCGGAAATCTCGTTCCGTATCGCGTCGAACTGATTAATCGTATCGGGCAAGAAGCAGTAGACGAAATCGAATCAAACCATAACCGCCATCGCTGGACTGTCGAGGAGTGCAAGGCGATCAAGGCAGAGTACCAACAGAAACTCAAAGACCTGCGAAATAGCAGAAGTGAGGCCGCATGACGTTCTCAGTAAAAACCATTCCAGACATGCTCGTTGAAGCATACGGAAACCAGACAGAAGTAGCACGGCGCTTATCGTGCCACCGCAACACAGTCAGGCGTTATCTGTACGACAAAGAAGCCAGGTATCACGCCATCGTTAACGGCGTTTTAATGATTCATCAGGGCGGGAGAGGTATCTATGACCGTAACCAGCATTAACCAGGCGAAACAGCAGCGTGAACGTGACGAAGCTGAATTGCGCAGCGTCAGACAGATGACGGAGCAACACCAGAAGGCGATGGATTATCTGCATGAGCGAGAGCGTGAACTGGTGAACCGGCTTGGATTGAACAAGCCGTCGGGAGGCAATGCTGCATGAGTATACGAGAATTGAACCTCACTAAAGAGCAGCATGACTGGCTTAATGGGTGGCTTGAGCTATGGGGGGCATGGGTTTATTCAGGAAGACTCGAAAAACGCATGAGCAGCGTTATAGCGCAGTTTATGGAGAGGGTAGAACCATCAAGAGTGATGACAAGGCCAATGTGCAATGATGATGACGGAATGTTGATTTCTCAGGTCGTAGATTCCGTTATGCGCATCGACACAAAGGCCTTTGGCGTTCTGCTTAGCTATTACGCACATGGTTCCTCTAAGCGAGCAATTGCATCCTACTATCACGCGACTGCAAAGCCACGCAAGATGTGTGGACGTGGTGGCGAGGGATGGAGAAAACCTTCACTGGCAACCTGTAGAAATGAAATTGACGACATCCTGAAAGCGTCATTATTTTTTTTATACCAGCCAATGCAAAATGCTTTCAAAATGCGTAAACGTGTTGAGAAAGTTAAGCATGTTGTTGTTAAAAGTCTTGACATGCAATTATCCATTTAGCCATAATTAGAGGGTAAGCTGCCGTTAGTGACTCTTAAGTTGCAATGGTGGCTTTTTTTATTTGGGTCAGTCGTATAAAGGTCATTACGGAAGGCTGTTAACCTTCTTATCGTGGTTCGAGTCCACGCTGTCCCGCCAAACATGCTGGTTTAGCTCCAATGGTAGAGCAGTCGCCTTGTAAGCGAATGGGTAGCGGTTCAAGTCCGTTAACCAGCACCATAACTGAGCCGTAGCCACTGGCTATCCTGAACTAATCAGTGATAGTTATGCTGCGGCCTTCTACACATGACCTTCGCGAAAGCGGGTGGCAAGAGGTTGCGATAACAACCTCCTGCCGTTTTGCCCGTGCATATCGGTCACGAACAAATCTGATTACTAAACACAGTAGCCTGGATTTGTTCTATCAGTAATCGACCTTATTCCTAATTCAATAGAGCAAATCCCCTCAATAAAGGGGGTAGAGCATGTACCGTATGGACAAAATCAGAGAATGGTTCAGTTACAGCTTCGGAGGACTGACTGCGATGAGTGGCATTCTCTCCCTGAATGACTTGGCTGTAATCATTGGTATTCTTTGTACTGTCGGCACATTTGGCATCAACTGGTACTACAAACGCAAAGAGCGTGAGGACAGATTGAATGGCAATGTCACCGGCACTACGAAATAGCGTAATAGCGGCGATAAGTGGCGGGGCTATTGCCATGGCATCTGTGTTAATCACTGGCCCCAGTGGTAACGATGGTCTGGAAGGTGTCAGATACAAACCATATAAGGACGTAGTTGGTGTGTTGACTGTGTGTTATGGCCATACCGGAAAAGACATCATGCCTGGTAAAACGTATACCGAAGCAGAATGCAAAGCCCTCCTGAATAAAGACCTTGCCACGGTCGCCAGACAAATTAACCCGTACATCAAAGTCGATATACCGGAAACAACGCGCGGCGCTCTTTACTCGTTCGTCTACAACGTGGGTGCTGGCAATTTCAGAACATCGACGCTTCTTCGCAAAATAAACCAGGGCGATATCAAAGGCGCATGTGATCAGCTACGGCGCTGGACATACGCTGGCGGTAAGCAATGGAAAGGGCTGATGACTCGCCGTGAGATTGAGCGTGAAGTCTGTTTGTGGGGGCAGCAATGAGCATGATTTGCTTTTTCATGGCAGCGTTGCTCGCATTCAATGGCAACGATGCGTGGCCGTGGTTTCTGGCCGTTGGGGTGTTGATGTCATGAGTCGGTTAACCGCAATCATCTGCGCTGTGGTTATTTGCCTGCTGGTTTCAATGGGGTGGGCTGTTAATCATTACCGTGATAACGCCATCACCTACAAAGGCCAGCGCGATACCGCCACCCATAAATTGAAACTGGCGAACGAGACGATTGACGACATGCAGGGGCGCCAGCGTGACGTTGCTGCCCTCGATGCAAGATATACAAAGGAACTCGCTGATGCGAAAGCTGAAAATGATGCTCTTCGGCGCAAGCTTGATAATGGTGGTCGGGTGCTCGTCAAAGGAAAATGCCCTGTGTCATCCTCAGCCGAAACCTCCAGCGCCTCCGGCATGGGCAATGATGCCACCGTCGAACTCTCTCCAGTTGCTGGACGAAACGTTCTCGGTATCCGGGACGGAATCATCAGCGACCAAGCAGCACTGAGAACGCTTCAGGAGTACATCAGGACGCAATGCCTGAAGTAATTTCCATCACATAGAAATTTAACAAGTGACTTTCAGGAAAATGCCTCGCATTTGCGGGGCTTTTTTACATCTGCAGTAAACCGCGCATCGCAGCGCGTAACAATCCCGAGTCTTTCAGAAAGCTGAGCCTGAGAACTGCCGTATATGGTGGCGACCATCTCGGGGCGGCTTTTCTGTGCGAACAGGCTCATCTTTCTAAAAGGTAAGACGCTATGAATATCGTTCCACTAAATTACAAAGGCGAACCTATCCGCTTCAATACTGATGGCTGGATTAATGCCACTGATATTGCAAAACGTTTCGGGAAGCGTCTGGATCACTGGTTGTCCAACACTGAAACTCTCGAATACGTTAGAGCTCTGGATGAGGTTTATTCAGGTGAGCCATCGAAAATTCTACATACCCGTGATTCCGGGTATGTAAAAACAAGCAAGGCACGAAAGGACAGGGGCGGCGGAACATGGCTGCATCCAAAGTTATCAGTTGCCTTTGCAAGATGGTGCGATCCGAAATTCTCCGTATGGTGCGACCTGCACATTGATAGTCTGCTTCGCGGTGAACTGACTGAGCAGCAGAAATATGAGCAAGCATGTCGCATTCGCGATGACCGGAAATCAAAAGCCAGCAATGGGGCAAGAGAGATGGCTCGCTGGCGATGGGATAAGCCGGTTATTGAAGCAAATGTTGAGTACTGGCGCGAGCAACTGCAGTTGACTCTCGATATCGCGTGCTGATGGCAAACGCAAAACTGCGTTATCGGAAAAATCAAAGCATTACGAGAGCTGAGCAACAGCTATCCATTACAAAGCCCATCTACGGGTGGGCTTGATAATGAAACCGGAATTTATTCTGGGTAACCAGTTACAGCAGTACCACGAAACAACCCAAGCCAGTAAGTGGGGAAATAACACTGGCAGCCACTGAAAGATGAACCTCCTGCCTTATGGCAAAAAAGATTCTTTGTGGTGGCGGACTGATGGAAAGACATCGGTTATTGCAGAGGCCATTCAATGAGTGGTCTAGACAATGGCTTATCCCAACAACCGGAGCCAACACAATGGCAGAGATTACAGCATTGACAGAATTACAGCAGATGAACCTCGATATCCTCCGTTTAGTTCAAAGCGATACCGCAGCAGCAGAGAAAGCGATCGCATTCGTTGCTGGAAGTAAGCTGAACTTCGAACTGTTCAAAGACCAACTGGTTTTGGCGCAGGGTGAAGGAACGGCATTAGCTCGCGCAGAAAAGGCTATTCGTGAGGCAAAAGAAGCGTTAGACCTGTTCACTGCCGGAGTATAATCATGGCAAATCCAAATTTCACGCCATCGTGGCCTCTCTACAAAGATGCTGACGGTGCATATGTGTCTGCTCTTCCGATTAAAGCTATCAAATACGCTAATGACGGAAGTGCAAGCGCAGAATTCGATGGTCCGTATGCTGACCAGTACATGTCAGCGCAAACAGTGGCCGTATTCAAGCCGGAGGTCGGTGGATATCTGTTCCGAAGCCAGTACGGCGAGCTGCTCTATATGAGCAAGACAGCATTTGAAGCTAAGTACACTTCCGCAAGCGGTTCAGTAACGAATGCAGATACGGCGGATAAGTTGTCAACGGCCCGTACTATCACACTAACCGGCGCTGTCACAGGTTCAACGTCATTTGATGGTTCGGCTAACGTGACTATCGCAACTACCCAAGGAAGCTAACTTATGGCAGCACCAAAGGGCAACCGATTCTGGGAGGCCCGCAGTAGCCATGGGCGTAACCCGAAATTCGAGTCGCCTGAGGCGCTGTGGGCTGCTTGTTGTGAATACTTCGAATGGGTGGAAGCTAACCCACTATGGGAGATGAAGGCGTTCTCATATCAGGGTGAGGTGACACAAGAGCCAATCGCCAAGATGCGAGCAATGACCATCACTGGCCTGACTCTATTCCTCGATGTGACGCTTGAAACATGGCGCACATATCGAATGCGAGAAGATTTATCTGAGGTCGTTACGCGAGCAGAGCAAATCATCTACGACCAAAAATTCTCCGGCGCAGCCGCTGACCTTCTCAACGCTAACATCATCGCCCGAGATTTGGGCCTCAAAGAGCAGTCGCAAGTTGAAGACGTGACACCTGATAAGGGAGATCGCGATAAGCGCCGCTCTCGTATCAAGGAGCTATTCAACCGTGGAACTGGACGCGATTCTTGATAGCCTGAGCGACGAAGAGCAAATCGAATTGCTCGAGCTACTCGAAGAAGAAGAGAACTACCGAAATACACACCTGCTATATGAATTTACGCCATACAGCAAACAGCGTGAGTTCATCGATGCCGGGCATGACTATCCAGAGCGATGTTTTATGGCTGGTAACCAGCTTGGTAAGTCATTTACTGGTGCTGCTGAAGTCGCGTTTCACCTTACCGGGCGTTATCCGGGAACAAAAGGCTATCCGGCTGATGGTAAATATGGCGGAGAGTGGAAAGGTAAGCGTTTCTATGAGCCAGTTGTCTTCTGGATTGGCGGTGAAACAAACGAGACTGTAACCAAAACGACTCAACGAATCCTGTGCGGGCGTATCGAAGAGAATGATGAACCCGGCTACGGATCAATCCCGAAAGAGGACATCATTAGTTGGAAGAAGTCACCATTCTTCCCTAATCTTGTTGATCACCTTCTTGTTAAGCACCACACGCCAGAAGGCGTCGAAGATGGCATCTCAATATGCTACTTCAAGCCTTACTCACAGGGCCGCGCCCGCTGGCAGGGCGACACAATTCACGGCGTCTGGTTTGACGAAGAGCCGCCATATAGCATCTATGGCGAAGGTCTTACCCGTACCAACAAATACGGGCAATTCTCTATTCTGACGTTTACCCCGCTGATGGGGATGTCTGACGTTGTCACCAAGTTCCTGAAGAATCCCAGCAAGTCTCAGAAAGTGGTCAACATGACCATCTATGATGCTGAGCACTACACCGACGAGCAGAAAGAGCAAATCATAGCATCCTATCCTGAGCATGAGAGAGAGGCACGTGCTCGTGGTATTCCTACGATGGGTAGCGGGCGAATCTTCCAGATACCAGAAGAGACGATTAAGTGCCAGCCGTTTGAGTGCCCCGATCACTTCTATGTTATCGACGCTCAGGACTTCGGATGGAACCACCCGCAAGCTCACATTCAGCTTTGGTGGGACAAAGACGCAGATGTTTTCTATCTGGCGCGTGTGTGGAAGAAATCAGAGAACACCGCAGTTCAGGCATGGGGTGCTGTTAAGTCGTGGGCTAACAAAATACCTGTCGCGTGGCCTCATGACGGTCACCAACACGAAAAGGGCGGTGGTGAGCAACTTAAAACCCAATATGCGGACGCCGGGTTCTCTATGCTTCCCGAACACGCAACGTTCCCGGATGGCGGTAACTCAGTAGAGTCAGGCATTAGTGAACTTCGTGACCTGATGCTTGAAGGAAGATTCAAAGTATTCAACACATGCGAACCATTTTTTGAAGAGTTCCGTCTATATCATCGCGACGAGAACGGCAAGATTGTCAAGACCAACGATGATGTGCTCGATGCTACTCGCTACGGCTACATGATGCGCCGCTTCGCCAGGATGATGCGCGATATCAGAAAGCCGAAAGAAAAGAAAATCCCCGCACCTATTAGACCAGTACGCAGAGGACGATAATGGCCGACAATGAAAACAGGCTGGAGAGCATCCTGTCGCGCTTTGATGCGGACTGGACAGCCAGCGATGAAGCCAGAAGGGAGGCCAAGAATGATCTCTTCTTCTCCCGCGTATCTCAGTGGGATGACTGGCTATCACAATACACAACCCTACAATATCGCGGGCAGTTCGATGTGGTACGTCCTGTGGTGCGCAAACTCGTTTCTGAGATGCGTCAGAACCCTATTGATGTTCTGTATCGCCCCAAGGATGGAGCAAGTCCTGACGCTGCTGATGTGCTAATGGGCATGTATCGCACAGACATGCGACACAATACGGCAAAAATCGCGGTCAACGTCGCTGTTCGTGAGCAGATTGAATCTGGCGTAGGTGCGTGGCGTCTGGTCACTGACTACGAAGATCAAAGTCCGACGAGCAACAATCAGGTTATCCGTCGAGAGCCTATCCATAGTGCCTGCTCCCATGTTATCTGGGACAGCAACAGCAAACTGATGGACAAGTCTGACGCCCGTCACTGCACAGTTATCCACTCAATGAGCCAGAATGGTTGGGAAGGTTTCGCAGAAAAATACGACCTCGATGCGGATGATATTCCATCATTCCAGAACCCAAACGATTGGGTATTTCCATGGCTGACGCAGGACACAATTCAGATCGCTGAGTTTTACGAAGTGGTCGAGAAGAAAGAGACGGCGTTTATCTACCAAGACCCGGTTACGGGTGAGCCGGTAAGCTACTTTAAGCGCGATATTAAAGACGTCATCGACGACCTGGCTGATAGTGGATTTATCAAAATTGCAGAGCGCCAGATTAAGCGTCGCCGGGTATACAAATCGATTATCACCTGCACTGCTGTACTCAAAGACAAGCAGCTCATTGCTGGCGAACATATCCCAATTGTTCCGGTATTCGGAGAGTGGGGCTTCGTTGAAGATAAAGAAGTGTATGAGGGTGTCGTCCGCCTGACAAAAGACGGTCAGCGTCTGCGCAACATGATTATGTCGTTCAACGCCGACATCGTGGCCCGTACTCCGAAGAAGAAGCCGTTCTTCTGGCCTGAACAGATTGCAGGCTTTGAGCATATGTATGACGGTAACGACGATTACCCGTATTACCTGCTCAATCGCACGGATGAGAACAACGGAGAAATGCCAACTCAGCCGCTGGCATATTACGAAAACCCGGAGGTCCCGCAAGCCAACGCCTACATGCTGGAAGCAGCCACCGCGGCAGTGAAAGAAGTCGCGACGCTAGGTGTTGATGCAGAGGCGGTAAACGGTGGACAGGTAGCCTACGACACTGTTAACCAGCTAAACATGCGCGCTGACCTTGAGACATACGTGTTTCAGGATAATCTGGCTACCGCTATGCGCCGTGACGGTGAGATTTACCAGTCGATAGTTAATGACATCTACGATGTTCCTCGCAACGTGACAATCACCCTTGAGGATGGCAGTGAAAAAGAGGTTCAGCTAATGGCTGAGGTTGTTGACCTTGCCACTGGTGAGCGGCAGGTACTGAACGATATCAGGGGGCGCTATGAATGCTACACGGATGTTGGACCATCATTCCAGTCCATGAAGCAGCAAAACCGCGCAGAAATTCTTGAGTTGCTCGGCAAGACGCCACAGGGAACGCCAGAATATCAACTGCTGTTGCTTCAGTACTTCACCCTGCTTGATGGTAAAGGTGTCGAGATGATGCGTGACTATGCCAATAAGCAGCTTATTCAGATGGGCGTTAAGAAGCCGGAAACACCTGAAGAGCAGCAATGGTTTGTCGAAGCGCAGCAGGCCAAACAAGGACAGCAAGACCCGGCAATGGTTCAGGCGCAGGGTGTGCTGTTGCAAGGTCAGGCTGAACTGGCTAAAGCGCAGAATCAGACGCTATCTCTTCAAATCGACGCGGCTAAAGTCGAAGCTCAAAACCAACTTAACGCTGCGAAAATCGCAGAAATATTCAACAACATGGACCTCAGTAAACAATCTGAGTTTAGAGAGTTCCTCAAAACCGTTGCTTCATTCCAGCAGGACCGCAGCGAAGACGCTCGCGCAAATGCTGAGTTACTCCTTAAAGGCAATGAACAGACGCACAAGCAGCGAATGGACATTGCCAATATCCTGCAATCGCAGAGACAAAATCAACCTTCCGGCAGTGTAGCCGAGACACCTCAATAAGAGAGAGTTAATCATGGAACCAACCACCGAAATTCAGGCAACTGAAGACTTAACCCTGTCCGGCGATTATGCAGCGGCATCTGCTGATAGCTTAGTTGTCGATAATGCCAACGACAATGCAGGTCAGGAAGAGGGCTTTGAGATTGTCCTGAAGGGCGATGAGACAGCACCAAAACAAGACCCGGCAAAGAACGCAGAATTCGCCCGCCGCCGCATCGAGCGCAAACGACAGCGCGAGCTTGAGCAGCAGATGGAGGCAGTTAAACGCGGAGAATTGCCGGAGAGTTTACGGGTAAACCCTGACCTTCCTCCTCAGCCAGACATTAACGCCTATCTGTCAGAAGAAGGCCTGGCTAAATATGACTACGACAACAGCCGTGCGCTTGCCGCTTTCAATGCTGCTAATACCGAATGGCTAATGAAAGCGCAGGACGCCCGCAGCAATGCCGTAGCAGAACAGGGCCGCAAGACTCAGGAGTTTACCCAGCAATCAGCGCAATACGTCGAAGCTGCCCGCAAACACTATGACGCGGCGGAAAAGCTCAACATCCCTGACTATCAGGAGAAAGAAGACGCATTTATGCAACTGGTTCCGCCTGCGGTTGGGGCAGACATTATGCGCCTGTTCCCGGAAAAGTCCGCCGCGCTCATGTATCACCTGGGGGCAAACCCGGAGAAAGCCCGCCAGTTACTGGCGATGGATGGGCAGTCCGCGCTGATTGAACTCACTCGACTATCCGAACGCTTAACTCTCAAGCCTCGCGGTAAAAAAATCTCTTCCGCTCCCCCTGCTGACCAGCCGATTACCGGTGATGTCAGCGCAGCAAATAAAGATGCCATTCGTAAACAAATGGATGCTGCTGCGAGCAAGGGAGATGTGGAAACCTACCGCAAGCTAAAGGCAAAACTTAAAGGAATCCGATAATGGCTTTGAACGAAGGTCAAATTGTTACACTGGCGGTAGATGAAATCATCGAAACCATCTCCGCAATCACTCCAATGGCGCAGAAAGCCAAGAAATACACCCCGCCTGCTGCTTCTATGCAGCGCTCCAGCAATACCATCTGGATGCCTGTAGAGCAAGAGTCACCCACTCAGGAGGGCTGGGATTTAACTGATAAAGCGACAGGGTTACTGGAACTTAACGTCGCGGTAAACATGGGAGAGCCGGATAACGACTTCTTCCAGTTGCGTGCTGATGACTTGCGAGACGAAACTGCGTATCGTCGCCGCATCCAGTCTGCCGCTCGCAAGCTGGCGAACAACGTTGAGTTGAAAGTCGCAAACATGGCCGCCGAGATGGGTTCGCTGGTTATCACCTCCCCTGATGCCATCGGCACTAATACCGCAGACGCCTGGAACTTTGTGGCCGACGCAGAAGAAATCATGTTCTCCCGCGAACTTAACCGCGACATGGGGACATCGTACTTCTTCAACCCTCAGGACTACAAAAAAGCGGGTTACGACCTGACCAAGCGTGACATCTTCGGGCGTATTCCTGAAGAAGCATACCGAGATGGCACCATACAGCGTCAGGTCGCTGGCTTCGATGATGTCCTGCGCTCTCCGAAACTTCCTGTGCTGACCAAATCCACCGCAACTGGCATCACTGTATCCGGTGCGCAGTCCTTCAAGCCTGTCGCATGGCAACTGGATAACGATGGCAACAAAGTTAACGTTGATAACCGTTTTGCTACCGTCACCCTGTCTGCAACTACCGGCATGAAACGCGGCGACAAAATTTCGTTTGCTGGCGTTAAGTTCCTTGGTCAGATGGCTAAGAACGTACTGGCTCAGGATGCGACTTTCTCCGTAGTCCGCGTTGTTGACGGTACTCATGTTGAAATCACGCCGAAGCCGGTAGCGCTGGATGATGTTTCCCTGTCTCCGGAGCAGCGTGCCTACGCCAACGTTAACACCTCGCTGGCTGATGCAATGGCAGTGAACATTCTGAACGTTAAAGACGCTCGCACTAATGTGTTCTGGGCTGACGATGCTATTCGTATCGTGTCTCAGCCTATTCCGGCTAACCACGAATTGTTTGCAGGTATGAAAACTACCTCTTTCAGCATCCCAGACGTGGGACTCAACGGCATTTTCGCTACGCAGGGGGATATTTCCACCCTGTCCGGACTGTGCCGTATCGCGCTGTGGTATGGCGTAAACGCGACACGCCCGGAAGCAATCGGTGTTGGCCTGCCTGGTCAGACTGCGTAACTAACAGGGGCTTCGGCCCCTTTTTTATTTGAGGTGACATATGGGCGTAATGCTATATAAGCAGGGTCGTGGAACGAAGGTATGGGGCAAGGAAGTTCAGGCTAAAGTTGTCGATGACGGCGACGTAGAAGATCACCTTGCCGATGGTTGGGTTAAGCATCCAAATGAGGTGCAGGAGACTAATGACGATCCAATCGGCGAGTCAGGCGTGGTCAAGAAAGACATGGGTGAAGTATCTGATGGATACCACACCTTTAACGAACTATATGCACATCGAGTGCGTCTGTTTTCAACACTAATGAATGCCTTCCGCGAAAGCGCATGGTGGAGCTTCCAGCATCATGACGGCGAGCAATGGGATGGATGGGTGTTAGCTGGCATCGACACCCCAGAAGGCGCGGTAACATACCACCTCCCAGAGAGTGAAATTGAACATCTGCCTAAAGGCACGGAAATTGAGTTTGGCAAGGAATGGGACGGCCACACGGCAGATGATGTGTTAAATCGTCTGCTAAGCCTGCGACCGAAAGAGCCGGCAACCAAAGAACGCAAAAAGCCAGGACCAAAGCCTAAGGCGGAAAGCGATGCAGATAAAGACTAAAGGCGATCTGGTCAGGGCGGCGCTGCGTAAGCTTGGTGTAGCATCAGATGCAACTCTCACTGATATCGAACCTCAGTCTATGCAGGATGCTGTTGACGACCTTGAAGCGATGATGGCTGAGTGGTATCAGGACGGAAAGGGCATCATCACCGGCTATGTATTCTCAGATGATGACAATCCTCCCGCTGAAGGTGATGATCACGGTCTTCGCTCAAGCGCAGTCAGCGCAGTATTCCACAATCTGGCCTGCAGAATCGCTCCGGATTATGCGCTTGAGGCTACCGCCAAAATTATCGCAACCGCTAAATATGGGAAGGAACTTCTCTATAAGCAGACTGCCATCGCCAGAGCTAAACGAGCGCCTTACCCGTCACGCATGCCGACAGGCAGTGGAAACAGTTTCGCCAATCTGAACGAATGGCATTATTTCCCCGGAGAGCAGAATGCCGATTCAACAACTCCCCATGATGAAGGGAATGGGTAAAGACTTCAAGAACGCCGATTATATCGACTATCTGCCAGTGAATATGCTGGCAACACCCAAAGAAATCCTTAACAGCAGCGGCTATCTCCGCTCATTCCCTGGCATTACCAAACGTTATGATATGAACGGAGTATCGCGTGGAGTTGAGTACAACACCGCTCAGAATGCTGTTTATCGTGTTTGTGGTGGCAAGCTCTACAAAGGAGAAAGCGAAGTTGGTGATGTTGCCGGAAGTGGTCGCGTATCAATGGCACATGGACGCACATCACAGGCGGTAGGTGTTAATGGTCAACTGGTAGAGTATCGTTATGATGGCACGGTTAAAACCGTCTCAAACTGGCCTACAGACAGCGGATTCACACAGTATGAGTTAGGTTCGGTTCGTGACATTACGCGCTTACGCGGGCGTTATGCGTGGTCAAAAGACGGAACCGATTCATGGTTTATCACAGACCTTGAAGATGAGTCTCACCCTGACCGATACAGTGCAGAATATCGCGCAGAATCGCAGCCAGACGGCATCATTGGCATCGGTTCATGGCGTGACTTCATCGTCTGCTTTGGTTCGTCAACGATTGAATATTTCTCCCTGACAGGCGCAACCACCGCTGGCGCTGCGTTGTATGTCGCACAGCCATCGTTGATGGTACAGAAGGGCATTGCCGGAACATACTGTAAAACGCCATTCGCTGATTCATATGCATTCATCAGTCACCAGGCTACTGGCGCACCTTCCGTCTACATCATCGGGTCAGGGCAGGCTTCACCAATTGCGACCGCCAGTATTGAGAAGATTATCCGCTCATACACCGCTGAAGAACTTGCGACGGGTGTGATGGAGACTTTGCGCTTCGATTCTCATGAGCTTCTGATTATTCATCTCCCTCGCCATGTTCTGGTTTACGACGCATCGTCCAGCCAGAACGGACCTCAGTGGTGTGTGCTGAAAACCGGGCTTTACGATGATGTATATCGTGCCATCGACTTCATGTACGAAGGCAACCAGATAACGTGCGGCGACAAATCAGAAGCTGTGATCGGACAATTGCAATTCGACATCAGCAGCCAGTACGACAAACAACAAGAACACCTACTGTTTACGCCCCTTTTCAAAGCAGATAACGCCAGATGCTTCGATCTGGAAGTTGAATCCTCGACAGGCGTTGCGCAGTACGCTGACCGACTGTTCCTGTCTGCAACAACAGACGGAATCAACTATGGTCGAGAGCAGATGATTGAACAAAATGAGCCGTTTGTGTACGACAAGCGTGTTATCTGGAAACGTGTTGGGCGCATTCGTCGATTAATCGGATTCAAACTGCGTGTAATCACCAAATCACCAGTAACACTATCCGGGTGTCAAATTCGTCTGGAGTAAAATATGGCAGACCCGTCACTTAATAATCCTGTCATTATTCAGGCCACTCGTCTGGATGCCTCAATCCTCCCACGCAACGTCTTCAGCCGGTCTTATCTGCTCTACGTAATCGCGCAGGGGGCTGACGTTGGTGCTATTGCGGGAAAGGCAAACGAAGCTGGACAGGGTGCTTATGACGCACAGGTAAAAAATGATGAGCAGGATGTAGAGCTTGCAGACCATGAAGCAAGAATTAAGCAACTGCGCATCGATGTAGATGATCACGAAAGTCGCATTACTGCGAACACTAAGGCAATTACTGCGCTGAATGTCAGGGTAACTACCGCTGAAGGAGAAATTGCCTCCTTGCAGACTAATGTTAGTGCTCTTGATGGCAGGGTTACGACTGCCGAGAACAATATTTCGGCATTGCAGGCTGACTACGTATCTAAAACCGCCACTACATCTCAATCGCTGGCTTCACCCCTCGACGTGACAACGTCATATTCAGTCGGCGGAAAGAAGGTTGTCGGCGCTCGCCAGACTGGATGGACCGCGGCAACAGGTACGGCGAATAAAGGCGTATTCGATGCTGACCTGACATTCGCCGTTAGCGATACTTACACGCAATCTGAAATCCAGGCTATAGCCAATGCTCTAATTACTGAGCGTCGGCGCACTAAGGCTTTGGAAGACGCCTTGCGTGCACATGGGTTGATTGATTAATGATTACATTCACTCCAACACGCAACATCGACCTGATAGAAATGGTTGGCAACCACCCCGACATCATTGCCGGAAGCAACAACAGTGACGGATACGACTACAAGCCTGAGTGTCGTTACTTTGAAGTGAACGTACATGGTCAGTTCGGTGGCATCGTGTATTACAACGAGATTCAGCCGCTGACCTTTGACTGCCACGCCATGTACCTGCCTGAGATTCGCGGATTCAGTAAGGAAATCGGACTGGCGTTCTGGCGATATATTCTCACCAATACCACCGTTCAGTGCGTTACATCATTTGCTGCACGCAAATTTCGCCACGGTCAGATGTACTGCGCAATGATTGGCCTTAAGCGTGTGGGAACCATCAAGAAATACTTCAAAGGCGTAGATGACGTGACGTTTTACGCCGCCACCCGAGAAGAGTTAACCGAATTACTGAATAACGGGAGATAAACATGTTATATGCATTTACGCTGGGCAGGAAACTGCGCGGTGAGGAACCTTCTTATCCTGAAAAAGGCGGTAAAGGCGGCTCATCAAGCAGCGGGGCAAAAGAAGCGGCAAAAGCAACACAGTATGCAGCAGACCTGCAAAACCAACAATTCAATCGTGTGATGGAACAGTTGGCACCTTACGCCGCCGCAGGTTTGCCGGCTCTCCAGCAGATTCAGCAACTATCAACACTGGAAGGGCAGAACAGCGCTCTCAATCAGTATTACAATTCAGACCAGTATAAACAGTTGGCTGATCAGGCTCGCTATCAAAGCCTGAATGCCGCCGAGGCGACAGGTGGTCTTGGCTCGACAGCAACATCAAACCAAATTGCATCCATTGCACCAACGCTCGGGCAGAACTGGTTGTCAGGGCAGATGCAAAACTATGGCAACCTGTTAAACGTTGGTCAGTCTGCGGCAGCAGGCCAGGCATCGGCAGGACAGAACTATGCAAATAACGCAGGTAATCTTGCGCAACAGATGGCGGCGATCCGCTCTCAGGGTTCTGGTCAATCCACGCTTGGAAGTGCCATTAGCGGCGGTACGAGTGGTGCGCTTGCAGGTGCTGGTATTGCAAGCTTGTTAGGTACTTCCACGCCATGGGGCGCTGGTATCGGTGCTGGTATCGGATTGCTTGGCTCACTCTTCTAAGGAGTTATCGTGGCTACTTTTCAACTTGCTGGTTTGCCGTCAATGCAGGTGTCGAACCAGAACGCGCCCGGACAACCATCATTATCCAGTTACGACTTCAGCCAGCGCCCAAACGTTGGAGTTCAACTTGCTCAGGGAATTGGCGCAGTTGGCCAGGCAATACAGCAGAATGAGGCTGCTCAGAGGCTTTCTGACTTTCAAAAAGCTTTCGGTCAGGCTTATGCGGCAGGTGATCGCGATGCCTTACGCCAACTCGCAGCCACAAACCCTGACCAGATTGAAACAATCCGTCAGGGAATGGGGTTTATTGATGCCGATAAGAATCAGGCAATGGGAGACATGTCAGCTCGTCTTAACATTGCTGCCGCTCAGGGGCCGGAGGCGGTGATGAAAGAGCTTGCCTCTCACCAGAGCACGCTGCAGCAAATTGGCGTATCTCCTGAGCAGGCGTGGCAGACATACCAACAAAGTCCTGAAGGCTTCGCGCAGTTAACAGATCTTATTGGGATGCACGCAGTAGGACCAGAAAAGTATTTCGATATTCAGGATAAGTTGACTGGTCGTGAGATTGATCGAGGTAGACTTGCTGAAACAATCCGCAGCAATAAAGCAGGGGAAGGACTTCAGGCTCGCGGGCAAAATATTACTATGCGCGGACAAGACATGTCAGCCTCTACAGCCCGCCGCGGCCAGGATTTGGCAATGCAAAGGGCAAACTCCAGAACGATATCAGGAGTCGACGGGAATCGGGTCGTTCAGCTTGCAGATGGTAGAACAGTCAACATTGACGGAAAACTTCACGGCGCAGGGGCTAATGCATTTTACGAAGGTATTGACGATAACGGCAATATGGTTCGTGTCCCGGCAAGTGCTATTGCAGCGCCTCCAACGTCTGCAGCAAGCGCACAGAACTACGCGATGAAGAAAGACATTGACGCAATCGCAAATGCAGATGCTTCTGCTCTCGATTTCATGACTGGAATGACTGGCGGAGCAGGAAATCCGGCAATTGGTGCAGATGTTCGCAGCCGACTCACAGGCAAAGAACAACGACAGTTATATAACTCCGCACAACGTATTCAGGGAAGAATGCAGAATCAGGGCGTGGCAGCAGCAAGAGATATGGGCGCTAGCGGTATCAACACCATCGCAGAAGCGAAGATGTATTTTCAGGGGATGCCGCAGGTTGACTACTCAAGCCCGGAGGCTATGCAGCAGTCTATTCGTGAGATTCAGGAATACACCAACAATTATAACCAGCAGTACAACGTTAATGTTGATAATGGTGGGCAGAAATCATCAAGGCAGCAGCCAGCGACTCAGCAATCAGTCGGAGGAAGCTACACGTCTAAATCCGGCATTCAATTCACGGTGGAATAATGAAAGTTACAGCCAACGGTAAGACATTCACATTCCCAGAAGGAACAAGCACTGAGGATATTGGATCGGCTATCGATGAGTATTTTGCTGGACAGTCTGCACAGCAGGAACAGCAGGGCACATCTACGCCCCCAGAAAGCCAGCCACAGCAACAAGGTGGCTTCATTTCTGACCTTGGCAATGCTGCTGCAGAGACTGGGCGTGGATTGCTACAGGCTGGCGTTAATCTGGCAAATATCCCGGCATCAATGGCTGATGCTGTCGCCAGCGCCGGGGCATGGGCTGGTAAGAAGCTTGGCATTGGTGACGGAACTTATCAGCCAGCGCCTCGCGTCACGACACAAGGACTTGAGCAGGACTTTGGCTTGCAACAAGGTGCGCTTACTCCACAGACGACAGAAGGTAAAATCTTCTCTGAAGCACTGCCATATTTGATTCCTGTTGGGGCCGAGAGAATTGCAGCGCAGGCACCATCTATTGCCGGTCGAGTTGCTCAGGGGGCATCACGCTTGCTGGCGGAGAACACTGTTGGTTCATTGGCTGCAAACAGTGAGCGTGATAATCCAGAAGCACTGGCAACAGACTTAGGAACTGGTGTTGCATTAGGCGGGGCAATCAATCAGTTAGGCCGTGCCGCTGGCGCTGCTTATCGTGGGATTCGCGGGACGATCGCACCAGAAGCGCAGCAGGCTATTCAGTTCGCTAATGCTGCTGATGTTCCTTTGCATACAACTGACGTTTTGCAGCCAAATTCCCGTGTCGGTCGCATGGCACAGACCACCGCTGAAAACATCCCATTTACCGGGACAAGTTCAATGCGAGCTAATCAGCAAGAAGCTCGCAGTCAGTTGGTAGATGAATTTGCATCACGGTTTGGTGAGTATGATCCGTCAATTGTTATTGGCAGCCTGAAGGCAAAAACATCAGGAATTCGGAAAGCAGCAGGGAACCGTCTTGAGCAAGTTCAGAGCGCAATGACAGGAGTCAACATTCAGCCAACGCGAGCAATTCAGCAGATAGATGATGAGATTGGAAAACTGCAAAAATTAGGACAAGTTGCCGACACGGATACAATTAGCAAACTTCAGGCATACAGGAATGAATTGGCTAAAGGTGATGTTGACCTGGAACAGTTAAGCAGACTGAGAACGCAGTTTAGGATGGATGTCAGAGGAGAAAGGACACAAATGCCACCGCCAGCTGAGGCGGCAGTGCAGCGTGTATACAGGGCAATGACAGGAGACATTGATAACTCCATTGTCCAGAACCTTGGAAACGACACTCTGCGCAGATACAAGCAGGCCAATGCGGTATACGCAGATGAGGCTAGTAAGCTCCAGAATACCCGCTTGAAGAACGTTCTGATGAAAGGGGATCTAACCCCTGAAGTTGTCAACAACATGTTGTTCAGCAAGAACAAATCAGAAGTTCATAATCTGTACCGGTCAGTAGGTCATGTGGGACGCGCTCAGATGCGTAACGGCATCATCGGAAAGGCTATGGAGAAATCAGGCGGTTCTCCGGATCAGTTCCTCCGCCAGGTTAATTTAATGTCTACCCAGACGGGAATCGCTTTTAAAGGACGAGATGCTGCGTATCTGAAAGGACTGAAGAACTATCTTGAGTCAACCAAGCGTGCTGGTCAGGCAGGAGTAACAACGCCTACAGGTCAGCAAACTATACCGTTCATCCTAGGTATTGGAACGGTAACTAACCCTGCGCTGGTAGGTGTTGGTGGCGGGTATGGTTTGCTGGCAAGAATGTATGAGAGTAAACCAGCACGTAATGCAATGCTTCGCCTGGCTAATACTCCACGTGGTTCTACCGCATTCGAGAAAGCGTTATCTGACGTTGAGCGCATTGTTAACTCATTCGCTCAGGGAGCGAAATCTCAATCCTTAAGCGAATAAAAGTTTGCCCACCACAAGGCCGAAGATTAAGAAAACAAAGTTCAATAAGTCACGTTCCATAAACCCTCCACTCTTTTAAGCAATTATAACCGACCTTAATGCAATGCTGCGCAAGTTTTGTATTGTGCGGCCTTGCTGTACCCGGAGCATAGTAAATGTCAGATATCACCGCCAATGTTGTAGTATCAATGCCGAGCCAGCTCTTCACGATGGCTCGATCTTTTAAAGCTGTAGCAGGTGGCAAAATTTATATCGGAAAAATTGACACTAATCCTGTAAATCCTGAAAACCAGATTCAGGTTTTTGTAGAGAATGAAGACGGTTCTCACGTTCCTGTTTCGCAACCAATCATCATTAATGCTGCTGGTTACCCTGTATATAATGGACAGATTGCAAAGTTTGTGACTGTACAGGGACACTCGATGGCCGTTTACAGTGGCGGAAGTTCGTCAGTGCAGCAGTTCTACTTTCCAAATGTGTTGAAGTACGACCCTGATCAATTCAAACAACTTTTATCTACAGATGATGGTGCCGCATTAGTTGGCACGACGTCAGGATTGACTGTGCAGGAAGAAATAAATGATCTACATTCGAATGTTGGTATTATTAATGATAAATTAAACACAAAATCTTATGCATATCGTAATGCAAATTTACTGGCTTCAGCAAATAACTTATTGCGTGCCGGAGGAGAATTAAAAATAGTTTGTCAGGGAGACAGCGTTACTATAGGGCACGACACAACCAGTTCAGATGTTATATCTCCTCCTAATAATAACCCATACACTGTTGCTCCAATTCAGTACCCCTCTAGGTTGCAGGAACGACTGTTAACATTAACAAATTCAAATGTTACTGTAATAAACCACGGATTTAGCGGTGATACGGCAAAACTTTCTTATGAAAGGTGGCCTGATAACCCGAACTGTAACGTAGCGCATCTTATGCTGGGGATAAATGATAGTCAGGGAGTAGGCGGTGCAACGCTTGGCGAATACGTTGAGTATATTGAAAAAATAATTAAAAGGTTTATTGATTGGGGTTGTGGTGTAGTTCTGCATACCACCACACCAATTAATTACGGACAGAATGACGGTGGATCGCTTTTTGCACAATATGCAAGATCGATAGCTAATCAATATGCCTGTCCTGTATTTGAAAGTGAGGGTGTAATCCAATATTGCAAATATAATTCTGTGTATAGCGACGGAACTCATTTTAATAAATCAGGATATGCAAAGTATGGTGATGCTGTCGCGTCATTTGTTCTTGCTGGTTGCTGGGTTAGACCAGTCAGGAATATAGCGTCATATTCATCAATTCAGCCTGGACGTGCATCTGAGGGGATTGGGTGGTTTGGGAAATTAACATCTCTATCACCTGATTACAACTTATCTTATGTATGGAACGGTCAAGTTGGTAAAATATATCCTGGTGGTGTGCAGTCTTTTTCTTTCTTTCTTGATGCAGATGCCGCAGACGTATTTTTTACAGGTATTATTACAGGTTGCAAAATATCATTATCTGATCCTGTAGAATCAGTTGACGGATATTTTCCTGTAAATATAATGCCTCTGAAGTCGTTTCCTAAAGAAATATCAGAAACAATGTCGTATACTACGCAACTCAGAAACTCAGACGGAAGAAAGTCATGGGCGGGCGCTCTTGTCGGTAGGGGTTGGAAGACTATTTATGTTAACAACACATCTTCAGAGGCTGTTTATCTTAACTATTTAATTATTGAGCCTTGCGCCCCTGATAGCATAAATCAGGTAAATGGTGGGCAAGTTGTCCCGGGCGAAAAACAAGTATATTTATATAAATTCCCGTTTAATGGGATATCAAATCCAAGCACAAATTTACCAGCTCCTGCGCCAATTCCTTCTTCTGTAACCATTCCACTTCCAAAGGGAATGTTTAGACAATCACAAGAATGGAATGGGTACTACGATTCGTTTGTTATGGATATAACAATTAAATCTGATTTAACTGGAGGTAGTGATGGGATATACAAATATTCTTGTTGTTTTAAATCAGACGGAAGTCTTAATATATACAAAATATTTAAATCAGTAGCTTCTGGCATTGAGCCAACTTCTGGTAGTATAGTTTGGGAGGACCCAACAACAGGCGCAACAGGTACTGGCTGGCCTGATTCCGCCACCGCTGTCTGTAAAATAGCTCTTAATTTCTCAGACTCAACTGCAGCATATTATACAATGGAAATTGAGTGCAATAACGTTATGAGAAGTTATGGTGGCAGAATGTACTAACGTGAAACTGAAAAGCAATCTTCACAGATTACTACAAAAATGATACGATACGCATCTATGCGCCAAAGGAGCAGAAAATGAACCGGATCGTATCTAAAATAATAGGGGTAGCAGCATTTTTAGTATTCCTATATTGTTCTGCGGAGTTAATATTTATAATATTTGGCTTTATTCCGTTTAACGCATCGAGAATATTGTCTGATATTGTAATGATATTAATCATGCTGTATGCTTTTTACAAGCAAAAGAAGTTATATTAG